TACTATTTCAGGATTGTTAAGAACTGTAACAACATTGTCATGACGTCGTTTATCTTTTATTGCTTGTTGTTGTAGCTTTGTAACTTTCTTTAATGTAAATCCATCTGGTATGAGTGCAAAGGGCATTACATCACGCCTGTTTCTTTTGCCGTAAGATATGTAAGCACCAATCTAATAAGAATCTGTTCAATTGTTCTTGAGTCATTAAACCAGTCAGGGAACGTGACATTGTAAATCTTAGAACTCACAACTTGTCAATGGCTCTACCTAAATCTCCTAACATCGTTTCTAATTTCTTAAATGATATAGGAATAATAGATCCTGTTCCGTGTTGTAGTCTGTCTAATGCTAATCTGTATATTGAAGCGTTAGCACTATTCAATAATCGTTTTACTTGTGTTTTAGTTAATTTCTTTTTAGGCATTATATCACCCTCTGATATGCAAATTCAATATTAGAAATGTCACCACTGTTGTTAATAATTTGCATTTGTAAATTCTTTTGGTCCTTAAATGATGCATTAATATAAAATATATTCCATACATCAGCCGTTAAAGCTTGCGTGCTGTCACTTAATAAACTGTTAAAATCATCCCCTTGCCCTTCTAAAGCATTAGATCCCTTTAACAAAGTATTAGAATCAAGTGGTGTTAAATTAGCATACATATTGGTAGTAGGTCCCATAACTCCCTTAATAGCATAATTGCCACCATTACTAGGTTTAATTGCAATAAATAAATCAACGTAACCTGTCATATCAATGCGATCTGGTTGGGCTTGCGGACTTAATACGGTTGCGCCATTAGCTATAGATTCATGTGTTGCATCTATAAGGAATTGCTCATCACTTAACCTAATTCCTTGCCATTGTCCTGTTCTAACATCAATAACGCCAGTGCTTATTGTTGCGCGAACGTTTTGGTCAATGTCTACAGTGTCGTTGACTGCGGTAGAGGGTAACCCTTCCTTATACGAAGAGCCCCACGGGCTGTTAGATCTGCGATTAGCCAAATTAAGCGAATTGTGCGGTTACTACTGCGGAGATTGTTGCGTTATCAGTTGTAGCTATAGAAAACTCGCAAGAGTTTCCCGGCTGAACTGCTAAATCAGTATCGTATTTTTCCGAAGCCATTGCGATAGCTCCCATAATTGGTGCGCCACTAAAAACTGCGTCACCATCACGCATAGCATTTCCTGAGACCTTAACGAGAGGAACGAATTCCTCTGCTCCGTCTGCGGTAACTGCTATTGTCAAGTTCTTAATTGAACTTACGCCTTGCGGGACTGTAAAACTGCTAGAAACGCTAGCGGTTCCAATATTGTCCATTGCTTGAAAAGCACCTGTGGCGGCTAATTGTGTTTCTGATCTACTTATTACTATTGCCATTGTTTTTCCTTAAGCCCTCAATTTGAGCGGGCCTACTGCTCCTAATACTTTTGAACCACCTAGACTTCCTAAAACCAGTTTAGCGGCTAGTGTGCCAGCTCCGATTTTAATCATGTCTTGTTTGTTCGTCTTGAATGCGCTAGATAATGTATCTAAACCGCCTTTCAAATCGCCTTTAATGAATGATTGAGCGGCTTGTCCTGCATTTGCCGCGTCTAAAAATGCCAATCCTGCGCCAGTTTCTAATAAATTTATTGAAAAGGATCGCTTTCTGCGTGCCGTTCGTTTCTTGCCTCGTCTTACTACCATATTTGTCCTTGTGGGGGTGTTTCCTACGGGAACCCCACTATACTCATATCTGGGTAGCTACTTATACTTGGTCATTCGGTCGTTATGTTCTTTTATTATAGACCATAAAGCTCGTTGACCACATTTTTTGCACTTTTCTTCAGCAGGGGGGTTTAATACTGCACAATCACGCTGGTCACACTTCCACCAATCTCTATAAATATCTAACTGGGTTATTGGTTTATACTCATATAATGCCATATTTACAAAGTGTGACATAGGTTTCTTTTCTAGATCTGATAGTTCCTGTAGCAACTTATACATTTTCGCATCTATAGAAAAAGAAGCGGGCCTTACAGACTTTCTAGGTCTACCCATTATCTTACCGCCTTAAAACAATGTCTGCAATAAACATTGTTACCAACGCAAACGGCCCTACTAGGAATCCACTGTTCGCACCTATCGCAGATCACAATAACCACCTGCATCCTTCATGAATACATGTGCAATAACAGCTATGAGGTCTTTTATGTTGTCTTTTTTTTTGCAATAACTACTTCCACAATTTTTACATTTACTCAAATTTAAGCTCCACAGGAAAAGCATACTGTCTAAGTTTATTTTTTATTATAGCTCTTTGTGCTGGGATTGTCTCCTCTCTGAGAAGTGCTGACAATGCAAGTATTTCTACCATGCGTTCTATTTGTTTATCTAATCCAAAGTTCAATGTCTCACCATATTACCACTGACAAACCACTATATATAATTAATATAATATTATACTCCCTATGAAAATGAGTAACAACACAAGTATTATAATATAAAAAGAATAAGCTTATACATATATAATATACGTATAATATTTTATTATTACCTACTTCAACCCTAGTTTAGAGCTGTTCTGGGGCCGTTTCTGCCCCACTTCTGGGCTGTTTTGACCCATTAAAGCGCCTAAATTGCCCCTTTTCATCATGTAATCGGCCAAAAACCCCATTACTGGGTTATCTTTGGTTAATGCTTTGATTGTTGTTTGGCCTGTAGCGTCATCAAGCTTCTTGCTTGCCGCTCCCAAAGAACCAAAAAAAGACTTTTGAAAGTGTTCTAATTTATCATGCATGCGATCCTCTATTTCATCAACTATAACACTTAGTGCATCCATCAAAACGTCGTCGCTATCGTCGCTAACTACCCAGTCAGTCCACTTCTTGCGACTTAATTCTGCAATGTAATTAGACAAGAAAAAATAAAAGACTGTCCAAATTACTGCGTATACTATCAATACCGTAGGTTCTATATCCATAAAGGATTAGTTACAAACTAGATTAAAAGAATTTTTTAAAGCCTAATTCACCAAATGCAGTCCCGGGTTTATCTTTTACACCTGTAGGTCTACGCTTACGTCTAAATCTTGTGGGGGCTTTTGGTGAGACTGCCCCCGAGTCAAATAAAAGCTTCAAGAACGGAAGTAAGCCACTCATTCTTTATCTTGTAACTCCCTAAATGCTTGTAGCACTTGTTGTCCTCTAAAAACTAATTCAGCTAATAAACTTATTCTATCGCTCATATGAAAGGGATCCTCTTCAACGCTTCATCTACTAAATCTTCAAGACTTACTCCAACGGGAGCGCCAACATCTCTCTTTTTAGTAAATGCATCTTCTACATCTTGACTAATGTTAACACCTAAATTTTTTAATTCTTGTAAAGCTTCCTTACCTTGTCTAGCGGCTAAAAATGCAACACCTGTAATTATGATTTGTTTTACTATTTCAGGATTGTTAAGAACTGTAACAACATTGTCATGACGTCGTTTATCTTTTATTGCTTGTTGTTGTAGCTTTGTAACTTTCTTTAATGTAAATCCATCTGGTATGAGTGCAAAGGGCATTACATCACGCCTGTTTCT